TCCATGATCTTGAGCGCGTCCACCGGCCCGTGGCGCAGCGCGTTGCCGCCGAAGTCCAGGACGAGGCAGTCTTTCTTGCCCGGATGCAGGCGGAAGCCGCGCCCGACCATCTGGTAGTAAAGGCCCGGCGACAGCGTCGGGCGGAGCATCGCCACGCAGTCGATGTTCGGCGCGTCGAATCCGGTGCTCAAAACATTGACGTTCACCAGATACTTCAGCTTGCCTGCTTTGAAGTCAGCCAGCGCCTGGCCACGTTCAAAATCCAGCGTGTCGCCGAAGACGGCCGCCACGCCATGTCCCATCCGCCCCAGCACCCGCGCGACATGCCCGCCATGTTTGACCCCGCTGGCGAAGACCAGTACCGCATGCCGGTCGCGCGCCAGGTCCGCGATCTCCTTGCACGCCGCCTCGACCAGGTCGGCGTCGTCCATGAGCGCCTCGACTTCCCCGGCGATGAACTCGCCGGCGCGCACGTGCAAACCGCTGGTGTCAACTTTCCGCCTGGCTGCCTTCGTGATGAGCGGGCACAGGTAGCCCTGGACGATCAACTGGCGCACGCCGATCTCGAAGCAGACCGCGTTCAGGATGTTCTCCGGGCCGCAGATCGAGCCGGTCGTCATGCGGAACGGCGTGGCCGTCAGGCCAATGACGCGCAGCGCCGGGTTGGTTTTCTTCAGGTCCGTCAGGAGCGTGCGGTACATGCCGTCGCCGTCAGGCGGAATCATGTGGGCTTCGTCAATGATGACCAGATCGAAGTGCCCCAGTTCAGCCGCGCGCCTGTAAACGGACTGCACGCCGGCGACGATGATCGGGTGCTCGGTATCGCGGCTCCCGAGGCCCGCGGAGTAGACGCCCACCTGGAGCAACATTTCCGGCGCGACTTGGCGCAGCTTGTCCACCGCCTGGTCGAGCAATTCCTTGACGTGCGCGACGATCAGCACGCGGCCCTTCCAGCGGCCGACCGCATCCCGGCAAATGCTCGCCATCACGGGCGTTTTGCCGCCGGCGGTTGGGATCACGACACAAGGGTTGTCGTCGTGTTCGCGCAGGTGGCGGTAGACGGCCTCAATGGCCTCTTGCTGGTACGGCCGCAGGATCATCATTCTGCTCCGTCGTCTGCACCGTTGAATCCAGCGCGCATGTACTTGCGCTCACACGGACCACACAGGTTGCCGAGGTTGCCGTTGCGCAGCACCGCATTGCAGGCGAGACACTTGCGCTTAATGGGATAAAGCCAAGCGGCGCAGAAGCTGCACACCGGCCACGAGTCGCGGTAGCGTGCCGCGCGCCAATCGGACAGCGGCACGAGCTTCCGGCGGCCACACGCGCAGCACACGCCGCGCAACAAGCCATCACGCTTCGTTTTTCGCACCAGGAATCTCCTCGATGTGGACGACGACCTTGCCGCTGCGCACAACGCCGCGCTTGATTGCGCGCAGATCGACGATCTGGCTGTCGTCGCGGTATGCCCATCCGCAGCCGAGCGCGTCCAGCAGGGCTTTCTGAATGTTGTCGATGTCCCGACGCCGCGCGTCGGGCGGGTGGATGTCGATGCAGACGGCGAGCGGCCCGGTCAGCGGCTCAATCCGCAAAGCCGCCAGAATCATGCGGACATGGTTTCTGAACCTGTGGCCTTCCCGGCTGATGAGCACGCGCGGGCCGACGTGCCGCCAGTAGTGGTTCACCGACGGCGGGTAGGGCAGTGTCAGTTCAAGCATGGCCTTCCCCTGACCGGCACGGGAGAAGGGCGCCTGGTGCGCTTGGCTTCGCCGCTGCGTCGCCAGCTCGCCCCCTCCCGTGCTTGTTCTTTATTCGCGGCAATACCGGCATGTGATGTAGCCGCACCGCTCCTCGGCGCACTGGCTGCATACCAGTGCGCCGCACAGATCGCATTGGCGCACTTCGTCGGCGGGCCGCTCAGTCTTGCACACGTCGCACCTGAGCCAGCCCGCCGTGCGCCTCGACCGTTGGCGCTCGAAGCGTCGCGCATACGAATCTGTCTCGCGCACGGCGCCTCCTTACTTGCGCCGCCAGGGCGCCGTCTGGTTTTGGTTCTGCGCGGGCTTGCTGCTGTCAGCGTTCTCGCGCTTGGCGTAGCCCTTGATCTCGTTGCGGACTTCACCTTCGGCGTCAGCCTTCTGCTTGACCGCGATCACCAGCGGCAGGTTGTGCAACGCGGTCGAGTCCTTCGGCTCCATCACGTCCACCGCGCGGCAGATCGCCGACAGTTCGGAGCGCGCGATCTTGACCGCCAGCGGGCTGGGGTTGTCCAGGTTCAAGCGGGCCCAGAGCTTGCGGCCCTTGCACTCGCCCTCGACGATCTCGAAGGTCAGCTCGAGGAAGCTGCCGTTGCCGCTCTTGGTGGGCTTCATCGACGACTCGGTGATGACCGTGACGTACTTGCCGGCCTTGATCGGCTCGAAGTCCGATGCTGGCTCGACATTGTTGGCGTTGAATCCGTTGAGGTTCGCCATGTGGGTTACGATCCTTTCTTGTTGGGGGTTTCCTGGGTCAGACCCGCGAACAGGGCGGGCCAGGACAGTGGTAGTACGGAAGGCAGATTGAAACGATTCTTGGCGACCCAGCCCGTGCCGCCGCTGGTAATCAGCACGCGCTCTTCGCCGCGCTTGACTTGCTTTTGCAGTTTCTGCGGAGTGCCGCCGGAGTCCTGCTCGACGCCGCACTTCCAGTGGGCAAACAAGATGGCATCCACCCACTCAGACAGCAGTGAAAGAGCGTGCTTGTGCAGTTTGGGACCGAAGCGGTCAAACCGGAGCAGGTCGGGCGCCTCGAACTTTTCAGCGCGGGCGTGCGCGATGAGAATCGTGGCCAGCCCACGTTCGTTGCGCAGCGCCGTCAGGCTATCCACCAGCCTACGCCAATGAACCAAGGCATGGACATAGCCGCGCTGATAGCCGCCATCCACTTTTTCGATGCACTGGTAGGCGTTCTTGTTGTCGGTCCTGTCCTTTCCGAAGAAGTCGTCACAGACGCGTTCCCAGATCAACCGTTCCAGCCAATCGAGGCTGTCGATGACGACCGTGCCATAGGGGTGCTTGGCTGTGCGCAGTTCGTTGAGCGCGACTTGGACGTCGTCCACTGACTGGGCCAGTGGAAACTTGTCGCATTCAATTTCGCCCAAGCCATCTTCGGTCTGGATGAAGATGGGCTTCGGTGCGGCGGCCGCGAACGTGCTCTTGCCGACGCCTTCAGTTCCGTAAACCATGACGCGCGGCGGCATCGGCTGCTTGCCGCACTGGATGGTTTCCATCATGCCCATGTTTTCCTCCTGTGTAGTGAGGCCGGCGGGTTGGGGGAGTCTGAATCCGGGCGACAGGCCCGGATCATGCCTGGCCTTTCTGTGCTGGGAACCAAGTGAGGCCCATCCGGCCGGTGCCGGCCCTCATTCCGTTTGCCCTCGAAGACAAAAGCCCCCACCGGGGCCTGAAGCGGGACAAGAATTCCGGATGTTTTTCGAGTTTTTCTCTTCGGCGTGGCGAATGGCGGATTCGACTCGCTGGCGGCGTTTCTTGGCCGCCTCGTAACTCATGAAGTTTTGCTGGGCATATTCAGAGATGGACACGCCATAAGCGCGCGTGGCTATGAGTAGCTCGAGGTCAGATTCCTGAATGCAACCGGCGGCCACGAGTGCCCGAAGGCGCTGTCCTACGGCGGTTTGTTCGAGAGGTCGGTCCACATCATCAAAATCACGCCCGTCGCAGACCACTGGGTCATTGCGGTGGGCAAGATCGTTCGCCCGCTTGCGCTCCGCACGCTTCCAGATGCGGCGATAGTTCTTGTGATGTCTGCGGCGTGTGCTGTAGATGATCTGCTGAACAAGACGGATGCGGCGCTTCGACAGGTCCAGCTTGTGCAGTACCTGAAGGAAGGCCCACAGGATATTCTGCCAGCACTCCCGCTTGTCTGCGTCCCAGTGCTTTCTGTGGCTGAAGAGTGAGTCGAGGCCAGGCCAGAAAATGGCCAGAAGGACATTCTGCCAGCGGGTATCCTTTTCGTCCGCACGTGCCTGAAGAACAGCGCAGAGTAGCTCGTCCTTCAGCGGGTCCGCAGACGTGCCCGCCCGCATGAACGCGATCACGTCTGGCCAGCCGTCGAACTGCCGGAGGAACGCGTTGGCTTCCTGGAGGTGCCGCAGAAGTGCGGCGTG